CCCACGGAGGGGTTCGCGCCCGTGTTGTTCGCTTTGGTGTCGCCTGGTAGAGATGCGGGCATGGTTGCTCCTTACGTTGCCTCGGACCTGTTCGCGCGAATGCTCACGCTCTCCTGCGCTGGATCGCTGCAGCGATCTGGCACCTCGCCCACGATGGGCGCGGCGACGTAGGGCGTGAAGTTCGGGTCGGGCAGGTTGCGCAGAATGCTGACGTCGAAATCGTTCATCGTTCACCTCGAAGAAAAACCGAGGAGCACCGCTTTGGGCGGCACCCCTCGGAAGGGCCAAGAAGACGATTCACGGCGAGATCAGCCGTCCCTGGAACTGCGCACCGCTCGAGGTGAGGTTGCCCGCCCAGCCGATGATCTGGACCTCGGCGTCCTGGTTGATCGCATAGCGCTTGTTCGGCGCGAGCGGGACCATGTTGCGGTCGGCGTGGGGGCGATACTTGAGGTACTTCGTGTTGAGGAAGTACATCGTCTTCGCGGTTGCGAAGCCGCCGATGCCGCCGTCCAGGATGACGTCCGCGTCCATGTACTTCACGGTGGGGAAGCCGAGCGTCGCGCTGTTCGGATCGGTGAAGCGCTGCTGCGCCTGGAGCGACGCCATGTAGATGTTCCACATGAAGCCGTCCATCACGATCAGGTCGGGCCGGTCCATGCCGCGAACCAGCGACGACCACATCGTGTTCATCGCGCCCTGCACGGTGAGGTTGGTGAGCGCCGCGCCTGCGGTGGTCGACTTCGAGCGCCAGAAGGTCCAGGTCACTCTGTCGATCCCGCCGTAGGTGCCCGCCGCCGGGTTGACCGGCACGGCTGCATCCAGCCCAGTGATCTGCTTGCCGCCGTTCGCGGTGCCGTCCGAGTAGATGCCGCCCGCGAGCAGGTTCGCCATCGTGGCCTCTGCCACGCCCAGGCGACCATCGAGCAGGTCGATCATCTGCTCCTTGCCCGCGTTCTGCAGTTGCTCGAGCCCGCTGATGATGACCGGGCAAGCCGCCTGCTTCAGGTCGAACTGCGCCGCGCTCAGAACGTCCTGCGCTGCCACCGGCAGCAGGTCATACCCGGAGTACCACCCGGCGTTGCCGTTCTCTGCGAAGCTCAGTTCCTCGAGGATGGTCGAACCGCCCGAGATGGTCTTGATGTTGCCCCGCTTGTCGATGTACGTCAGAAGACCGTTGTTCTTCGTGACGTTGTCGGCAATTTTGCGCGAGCGACTTTCTATCGTCGTCGCGACGATGTCGCTGATGTTTGGGAAAGCCACGAGAGCCTCCGTTCAAGGTTGCAAAAGAAAACATCTCTTTTGCCCGCGAGGCCTCTCGTGTTCGATCTACGATGGCACGCGCCCTTGACCGGTCGGGCTGACCGGCTCACGCAACTTCGCGATGGCACCATTGCGGTGTTCGCGACTCCTCGCGTGGGAGGAGACGACGCTGCTCGCCAGGTGGCCTAGCTCGATTCTGAGTCGCCCCAGGCCGCTGCAATCGCGGCCCGGCGATCATCACCTGCTGGTCCTGGTACTGCACCTGCTGGAGCGGGTGCGCTGCTCAAGCTCACTGCGGTACGTCTCGCCCGCTGGGCGGCTTGTGCTGCTGCGTTCGCTCTGCCTTGCTCCGCACGCTTCGCAACGACCTCGCGAATCTGCGGGTTGAAATTTATAGCACGATCATACGCGTCTTGCAACGTGATGACCTGGCCGCGCGCGGTGTACATGTCGATGATGTCGGCCATGTCTTCGCGAACGTGATCGAAGAACTCGTGCGCCTGGTCCTGGCCGAAGCCCTCGACCTCGTTCGCGGCGCTCGCGCTGATCTGCTGCACCGCTTGCTGGCGCTGGCCCTGGACCTGGTTGAAGTAGCCGAGCACCGGCTGCAGGGTCTGCTGCAACTCGCGGCGCAGTTGCTGGGCAAGCTGCGCGTTCGGGTCTTCGGGCAGTGCCTGCCCGGCGAGGATCGAATCGAGCGCGCGGAGATCGACGCCGTAGTTTTTGATAATGTTTGCAGCGAGTTGCGCCTTCTCTGCTTGCGATCCGTGGCGCAGCGTGTGATCGGCCTGGAAGAGCGACTGCACCATGGAGATCGCGTCGCCGCCGGTCGCGTTGATGTTCTGCGTGAAGGGCCCGAGCACCGACTGCACCTGCGACAGCGCCTCGCGGTGGCGCGCCGCCTCCTGCAACGCGCGCCCGACCTCGGTCTCGCGACGCACCACCTCCTGCTGCACCTCGGGCGGGAGCCGCGCCCACTGCTCGCGCGTAGCGGGCTTCCAACTGGTCGGGGGCCGCAACTGTGGCGCGGCTTCCTGCGGCGGGACCGCACCGTTGGGCTTTTGAACCGGGCCCGGTCGCACCAAGGCCGTCGGCCCAGGCGCGGGCCGCGCGGCTGCTGGCGGGGCTGCAGCGGGCTTGGCGGCGGGTTCAAAGCGGCCATCGGGTCCGCGAAGACGCTCACCTGGCGCGCCGTCAGGCGCTCGTGTAGGCGAGGGCGTGGCCTTGTTGGCGTCTGGTGGCGCTTCGCGGGATTCGACCTCATCGAACGCTCGCGCGACGTCGTCGCGCAGCGTCTCGCCCTCGCCCGGCGGGGCTTCGGGGGTTTCGACGGTGCTGTTTTCTTCGCTCATAGTTTCATGTGGAACCTATCTCTGGCTAAATGATTCCAGCCAGTCGTTCACTCGAGCGCCGCACGCTCGTGCTAACAAAATCGCGGCGCGACTTTGCAAAATCAGCCACCGGCATCCTCGATCCGCTTGTTGAGCATTCGCGTGGCGGCGTTGTCCTGGGGCGGGCGGTTCTGGCGCGCCAACTCCTCGTTGACCGCGTCCATCGCCTCCTGGCGCTGCTGGAATGCGGCGGCGGTGGTGCGCTCTGCTCCGAGCGGGGCGGCTGGTTCCTTCTTCTTCGAGAACAACCGGGAGGCCCCGTAGCCACCGCTCGTCAGGAGCGCGAGCGCCGCCAGCATCTTCGGCGTCGAGTAGCCCGCCTGGGAGTGCATGGGGCTGCGCAGCGTCTCGGAGAGCACCTGCTGCTCGGCAAGCTCGGGGGCGACCGTGGCCGCGCTCGGCTTCGCTCCGCGCAGCGCCTTGACCAGGGCCCCGGCCTTGTTCAGCCCGTACTGCGCCCCGCCTGCGAGCGCCGCACCGCTGCCGATCATGCGCTCGCCCTGGTCGACGGTGGGCTCGAGGGCCCCGGCACCGCCTCCGAAGGCCGCTGCACCGCGCAGCGAGCCGACGCCCGGGATCATCATCGCTGGCGTGTAGTTCACGATGTTGCTGGCGAGGTCGCCCGCCATGCCCGCCTTCGTGTCCATCAGCGGCGCGTCCAACCGCCGCGACTCGATCTCATCCTGCCTGGTCCCTTCAGCCGACTGCGCCGCCGTCGGCATGCCGAGCTTGCCGCTGAGACGCCCAGCCGGGTCGAACAGGCCCTCGAGCGCCTGCGCCGGGATGTCGAGCAGTTGCTTCGCACCGCGCCCGAGCTTGACCGCGCCTCTGCCGTACGCTGCGCGAAAATTCTGGAAGTCGGAGTCCGACACCGGGTTGTACTGGTCTTCTTCGTTCATGGTCGGTTCCTTCTTTCGGCGAGCGGACAAAAGCATCGGCGTTGCCACGTCATCTGCGGCCAGGACCACGCTCTGCAGATAGCGCGGGTCCATCGGTCATTCCCTCTTCCGCAGCGCATCGACGATGTACGGCGTCGCCGCGCTGCCAGCGCCGACCAGGCCCATGAACTCCGGCGTGGAAAAGCCCAGGATGTCGCTGCTCTTCTTGCGCGCCGGATCGAATGCGGCGAAGCGCGAGCGGACGTACTCGGGCATCAGCGCGATGTTGTGGCTCTCGGCCATGTTCAACATCGGGTTGCCGAAGTTCGGGCGGTGCTGCAGCACGCCGACGCCGAGATCGCGCATGACGTCGGCAGAGACCCCGGCACCGGGGACCGGCAACCCTTCGTCGTTGTAGACCTCGGCGTCATTCACGCGCTTCACAATCGAGCGGCGCAGATCGTTCAGCGTGGTGGGCTCATCCTCCATCGCGATGTTGTAGAAGATGCTGTCGACATCGCCCGCCTTCGCCGCGTGGCCGAGTTGGTTGTGCAGCGCGTCCTGCACCTTCTGACCAGCATCGGTCAAGGAGTAGTCCTCCGCAGCCTCGTCGTAGTTCAACAACGGATCGCTCTGCGGCCCCTTGCCGCGCGGCGCATCCATGTCCACGACCTGGCCGCGCATCCGCACCGGGTAGACGACGCCGAGGTTATCGCCCACGCCCGTGCCGCGCACCAGCTTCTCGGTGCGCTCTGGCGAGAGATCGCCCTGGTTGAACGCGTTGTACGCGCGATTCACTCCGTGCGGTTCCTCCGAGTAGCTGCGGTGCTCCAGCGCGGTCCCGATTTTTTGCTTCACGTCAGGCCCGTGCGCGCTCGCGTAGTTCACGCTCGCATCTCCAGGCTCGCTCGTCGCGTACACGCCGCGACCGGCGAAGCTCTCGTCCGAGCCGTGAACGGTCGGGTTGAACGCCTTGATGTCGCCGCGCAGACTGCCGTGGTAAAGCTCATCGCCGAAGCGCAGCGCTTTCGCGCGATCCTCCGCAGTGTTCTCCTGCGTCAGGTCCAGCCCGCCCTTCTTCCCCGGGAGCGCCGCGTTGTGCCGCGCGATCTCGTGATTGATGTCGAAGTCGGTGATGTTACTCACGCCCTTTGCCTCCAGGCTCCCGCGCGCGAAGTCGCGCGCCTCTTGCCCGGTGTGCTTGAGCAACTGCCCGCGCAACTGCTTGGCGAGAGCGCTCTGCAGGTACTTGGCGAGCGGATCGAGAGGGCCGGGCATCGCTCACGCCGTCTGCGTGTCGGGTTGCAGTACATCGTCCGCGCTGCCGAGATAGCCGCCCTTCACGCCCTTCACCGCGCGGCGCAGTGCTTCGATGGGCGTGATCCCCTGGCGCAGCGCAGCGGCGCGCGCGCTCTGCGTGATGAGCCCGATGTAGGTCTCCGGCGGTGTCGCGAGGTCGGTGATCCCCGCCGAGCCGTACCAGCCCAGCGCCTGCCCTCCGGCGGGCGACACGCCAGCGCGATCCGCGCCCTTGCCCCACAACTGCTCGAAGGCCTTGTACTCGCCCGGGTTCCCAGGCGCGTCCTCCCAAAACCCGGGACGCGTGCGCGCCTCCTTCAGACTTAGCTTGCCGCTCTCGTAGTCGGCGCGCGGCGTTGCGCGGCTCACGAGCCGCCCCATGTTGTCCTTGTCGACGTTCAGCGTCTTCAGCCAGTCGGTGAGCCCGCCGGTCATCACCGGCCCGTGCATCGCGTTGACGTCGATGGTGACCGGCACCTGGTTGCCGAGCTTGTTCTGGTAGTACGAGTTGAGCTTCTCCCCGAATGCGCTCTCGGGGCTCTCGCCGAGCGCGAGCTTCTTCGCGCGCGCGAAGATCGGCGACTGCGCGATGGACCCGATGCCCTCGGGCAACTGCACCACGCCAGGATCGCCTGGTGTCATGCCCTGCTCGCGCGCGAGCTTGTTCGTGAAGAGCCGCGACTCGGGGGAAAACTCGCCGCGCTTTTCCATGCCCCACAGGTACGAGCCGAGCGCGTTCTCTTTCAGCACCGGGTTGCGCTGGCTCGCGCTCGAGAATTGCGCGAGCATCCGGTTGAACTCCTCCGGCGACAGGCCCTCGTTCAGCGCGAACTGGCGCAGCGGCTCAGTGCCGTACCAGTGCTCGAGGTCGGGGTTGATCTCGCGCCCCTTCGCGATCAGGTCGTCGACCGCACCGGCAGCGCGCTTCGAGCGCAGCAGCGCCTCCGAGCGCTCGTTCAGCTTGGGCTCTTTGCCCATCTCGGTCAGGCGCGGGATCGCGCGCTGCTCGGCGGGAATCTGACTCGCGGCTCCCTCGAGCAGCGGCATGATCGCGCCCTTCTCACTCGAGACCGCCGCCATCGGCGCGACGCGCGAGCGCAGCGCCTCGGCGAGCTTGCCCGCGACCTTCTTCGCGATGGTGTCAGCGACGGGCATGCGTCTTCTCGAGCGCTCGAGCGATGTCGCCCTTGCGCGATGCGTCCTCGCCGCGATAGAACGCCGCTCGCTTCTCGCGCGCCTCCCTGAATGTGCCCTTGAAATCGTCGACGGTCGTCAGCCCCTCGCGCTGCATGAACTCGCGATGCGAGGTGCGCGAGTGGAAGCGCGGATCGCCCACGTCCTGGTAGGCTCGATCATTCCAAAGCACGGAATCCGTGTTACGCGGCTCGGGCATGTAGTTGAGCGGCACCTCGACCAGGATGCCGTCGCGCTGGATGTAGCGGCGTCTCACGGTTGTCCGCCCGGGAGACCGCCAGGCGGCGGTTGCTGCGGCAAGCCCATGAGCGCCGCTTCGCCCAGCGCTTGCATCTGCTTCGTTCTCGCGCTCGCCGCCGCCTTCTGCTGCTCGGTGGTGATCTTCGCGACCGTCTTCATCTGCGTCGCCTTGACGTCGGCCTGCGCCTTCATCATGGTGCCCTGCGCGTCGGCCTGGGCGCTCACCATCGCCGGGTCGGGCTTGGGCGGCTGCGGCTGCTGCGCTTGCTGGGTCATCGCCTGGATCGCCTGGTCGAGCACACCCTCGATCTGCTTCCCGGCCTTGAAGCCCGCGAGGAACCACTGCATCACCTGCAGCATGAACGGCGCGGCCTCGGGCTTCGCCTGCACCAGCGGCCACGCCGCCTGCAGGTACTGCCCGATGGCGGTGATGCACTGGGTGCGCGCGTCCTGCTCGGCGGCGTAGTCGGTCATCGCCATCGTGTCGGGGTCGACCGCGAGCGAGTAGATCGCCATGCGCTTGTCGCGCAGAAGCTCAATCGCCGCCTGCGCGTACTGCGCATCGGGCGTCTTGTCGATGAGCGAGCGCCGGATCAGCGTCTCGGGTTGGAAGTGCGCCGACATGATCTCGGCCTTGATCTGCAGCGCCGACTGCACGAACTCGGCTAGCTCGCCCTGCATGAACTGCATCCGCACCGAGCCGTACTGGGCTTTCAGTTGCTGCGCGGTCGCGGTCTCGCTCGCGACCGACGCGCCGCGCATGATGTCGGACAGGCCCGTCAGGTCGTACAAGTCCTGCTTCAGCGCCTGCTTCACCTCGCGCATCTTGTCCAGGGCCGTCATCACCATGTCGAGCGGGAACCAGTCGACCGCTCCCTTGATGCCGCCGCGCTCGGCGAACATCGCCCAGTTGTCCGCCGGGATCATCACGTTCTGCACGCGGTTGCTGATGAGTTGCTGCAGTTGCGCGCTCGACTTGTCGTAGACGCCCGCCACCCGGATCGCGTCCTCGAGCAGCGCGATGCGCGCCGAGATCACGTCTAGCTCGACGTACTGATCGCGCAGCATCTGGTAGTCGGCCTTGGGCACGAACGAGCTTGTGGTCACGTTCGCCATGAGCGGCTTCGGACACGGGAAGAACTCCGTGAGCCCGAGCGGGTCAGCCTGCTCGCCGAGCAACTCGTCGTAGCCGAGCACCTTCCAGCACACGTACTTCGTTTCCTTCGACCAAATTTCCCACACCTGCGCCTTCGACCACGGGTCGTTCTCGACGAGCGAGCCCTTCACGCTGCGCGCGTTCTGCAGGGGCACCGCAGTCCCGAGCTTGTTGCCGAATTTTTCCTTCAACTGGTCGCGCGTCATCCACACCCCGCGCGCCACCCAGCGGCATTCGCGCCAGGTGCGACACGGCGAGTACAGAAAATCGCGCCAGTGCACGTAGTCGCTCGCGACGTGCTCATCCCCGATCACCTCGTAGGTGCCCCCCGGGTGCATCGTGGTGCCGCTCGCCTGGTCGACGACCGGGTCGATGGTCTGGTTCACGAACGAGGGCTCGTAGCGCAGCCACATCTGCCCCATGCCCGGCACCAGGCGGTCCTCGATCACGTTGCGCAGCGATTGATCGAAGTCGCTCGCGCGCGAATCCATGTCGAGGTTGAGGATGCGCTCGATGATGAGCCCGCCCACGCGCGCGACGTCATCGGAGAAGTCCTTGTGCCGCCGCGACACGTCGGCGCGCGGCTGCTTCGCGTAGAGCGCAGCCTTGAGGATGTTGATGTTCGACCAGAACAGGTTGTACACGCCGCCGCCGTCGTCGGTCCCGCTCGAGGCGTTCGACGCCTTGCCGCCCAGGTAGCGCTTCACCACGCGCGCGGCGGTCTCCTGCCACTTCGACAATTCCTTCTTCGCCGCTCCTAGCTCGCGCTCGTAGAGGTCCGACTTCGTCTTAAACTCGGAGCGCTCTTCAGCCATCGGTGCTCTCGCGCGCTGCGGCGGGCGGTGGCGGTGTCTGACTCGTGTCGAAGGTGTAGTTCGCCTGCATCGAGCCGTCCGCGTTCATCTTCGCTTTGTCCACGGTGACGAAGAACGTGGTGGGCAGGCCCGTCGCCTTGCGAACCAGGTCGCTCACCTCGCTCGCGGGGATCACCACCGTGCCCGAGCCGCCGCTAGTTGCTTTCGCCATCGATCCTCTCCCTCAGTTGCTGGGCGGCAACGTCACACTCGTTCCGCCTGGCTCGCACGTCGTCTTCACCGTCACCTCGCGCTCGCACGGGCCCGAGAGCACCGTGCATCCGGCGAGCGCAAGCAAAATGGCGCTCCCGGCACAACCTGCCGCCGTTCGGAGGCGAACCCCCGATATGGCAAGCGATGCCGGAAGCAATTCAAAAATGTCTCCCACCGTTCGCCTCACCGCGATCCTGATAAAGTTGCTCGAGGTGAAACGCGTACGACGCCGCGTGCCCGACGTCGCGGTACCTGTCCTGCGGGTTCGGGCTCGCGACGAACTCGTTGACCGATTGGCACCCGTAGCTGAACGCGTCACCGCCGTGGCTCGCGTAGTTGTGATCGGGCTCGCGCGAAAATGTCTTGCGGTCTTCGTCGTACTTGTAGCCCCAGTCGCGCAGCATTTGCAGGCCCTTCGCGCACGCGCTCCTCGCGAAGCTGCAGCGCAGGATCACCGAGCGCGCCGCGTTCACGCGGTCGACGATGCGCGACTGCGGCACAATCCCGCAGTTGAAACCCGCCTGCAGGAACTGCTCGAGCACCGAGTGGCGCGACGACATGTGCTTCGCTTTCGCGTCGTGCGGCAGCAGCAACTTCGCAATCGGCAGCGGCTGCGCGCGAAGCCGGTCGATCCAGTCGGTGGTATCCAGCCCCGTGTCTTCGACGTACGCGAGCAACTGAAAGCCGCCGGGGATCGCCTGCCAGAACCAGAACGCCGCCGCGTCGCGGTAGCCGATGTCCGAAGACACCACGACACCCGAGCCCGCCGGGTCGTAGGCGAACTGGTCGGAGATGCGCCCGTTCTTCTCGAGTTGCTCGATCCTCGAGCCGACAATCGCGCCGACGTTCGCCGCCGAGAAGTCGACCAGGTATTCCTGGCGTGCAAGCTCATCGGGCATGCCGGTGCGAACTTCCTTGTCGATCATCGCCTGCGTCATGTAGCCCGCTTCGATGGCGTTGATCTGCGACCAGTCCCAGTCGTCCTCGCGCCGCGCGATCTCGAGCTGATCGTGGAAGTGGTTGTAACCTCGAGGCGTGCCGATGAACGCGGCCCAGCCGCCGTTTTGCTGCAGGATCGGGCGGAAGATTTGCCACGCGCGCGGATCGATCAGCGCGTACTCCGACATCACCAGGCCGATGGGATTCGAGCCCACCACCGCGTTGTACGAGTCCGCGCCGATCAGTTGGTAGACCGAGCCGCAGCGAAACTGGATCGCCAGATCGGTCTCGTTCGTCTTCGCGCGAATCGCCTTCGGGAAGACGTGATCGATGATGCGCCGCTCTTGATCGTCAATCGCGTCCCACACGTTGCGCTTCGCCTGCGTGAAGGTCGGCAGCATGTGGAAGTACGTGCCGACGCGCTTGTGCGCCATCTTCGCGATCTGGTGCATGAAGGTGACGTCTTTCCCCGAGCGCCGCGCCCACACGTACACGCCGCGCTTGATGCCGCAATCGAACGCCGCCATCGCTCGCGCCTGGTACGGGCGCGGGGTGAAGCCGTTCGGCAGAACCAGTTCAGCCATCGACCTCCACCTCGGGCGCGCGCTGCAGGAGCGGGACAGGGACCGCTTCCCGCAGCGCGTCCTTCGGTGGTTCCTTCACGCGCGTGATGTCGACCTGGTGCTCGCCACCGAAAGTGTTGACGATGACGGTGAGCGAGGCATCGAACGCGCCCTGGACCTGGATCGGCAACATCGAGCGGACCATGCCGAGCATGGCGCGGCGATCTTCACCGCCGCTCTCGAGCATCTCCAGGAAAAACACTTGCAGGCCGAGGAGGTCGTGATCGCGAACGTACGCTCGCGCCTGATCCAGCACCTCCTTCTCCTTGCGCCTGCCGTAGATCGCGAACGCGCCGCGCAAGCCCTTCTGGATCGAGAAATTTTCCGCTTGCACCGCACCGCCCTTGCGACCGGCGATGCGCGCCGTCTCCGAGGTGAAGCGCTTCTCGTTCGGGATCACCGCGCCCCTCGCAGCATGTGCGACATCGCGCGCTGCTTCATCAGGGTCCGCTGCGGATTCGCGGGCGGTGACGGCGGTGGTTCGCCTTCAGCCTTCTCCTGGCCCGCCGTGTCGGCCTCGTTGAACTCTTCGGCGACCGGCTGCGGGATGCCGA